CCGAAAGGGGCCCAGTGCGTAGTACAACATCCTACAACTCCTCTCACCGAAAGGTGATTTGAGTTGTATCCAGTGGAATTAACCACTGGGAGACCAGAAGCTCTGCTTCGTGGAGGGAGGGTTATGATTGGGCACTCGTAAACGAGTGGTTCCATATAGTGGCTATAAAGCCTCTAAGCTGACCCAGTATACTAAACTGGTGACCGGTCCTGAAAGGATCGACCTCCAGTATAAGTCTGCTGGCTCAGCATCATTCTCCAACCTCAACGGGACACAGATCACTGTGTCCGAAAACCATCCCGAATGGAAGCTTCTCAGGAGTCATCCTGGGATCTTCCTCGGCAATGTCGGTGGAGGGTTTGACAGTAGACGTAGATACGTTGTCGGTGTTCCTAGCCGACCGTATCGCATCTCTGGCATTCAGTTTGATGATGAGTTCCATCGCTCTTATACTCGTGTAGAGTATGAAGGCCCGGTTCTCCCTCAAGCTCCAAGCGATTTCCAATTTCCTCCTTACGCGGACTCCAGTGATGGAGATCTGCGTGAATGGGGGCGAAAGGCAATCGCGTTGTCCTCTCCCGTCAATCCTGCCGCTAACGTATCTACATTTTTGGGTGAGTTCCTCTCTGAGGGACTCCCACATAGTGTAGGTAGCGCGCTCAAGCACATACAAACATTGAACCCCAAGAACCTGCTAAAAGCGGGTTCTGAGGAACATTTGAATGTAGTGTTTGGGTGGCTCCCCATCTTTTCTGACTTGAGGAGTATTCACTCTTCACTTCAGAATGCTCAGAAAATCATCGATCAACTTGATCGAGATTCTGGCAAGATGGTGCGTAGGGGATGGAAGTTCAAGCCGGAGGTTACCTCTGACATTACTGCGGTGAGCGCTGATCGGTACGGTCCTTGGACCGACGGTTCAAGCTCACTTATGTTTAGTCAGAGCAAACCTCCGAGGGGGCAAGTTATGCGCGAGTCTAAAACTACTCGCACTAGATGGTTCAGCGGTGCTTTCACGTACTATGTTCCGCCGGTGGGGCCTAACGGCTTCACTACGGATCAATTGGCACGTAAAATCATCCTAGCCCAGAAAGTTCTGGGTGCTGGAGCATCTCCGGCTGACGCCTGGAACTTGCTTCCGTGGAGCTGGCTTGTTGACTGGTTTTCGGATATCGGAGATTTTGCGAAAAATCTCGATGCCGTAATCCTCGACAACCAGGTTCTGGTATATGGGTATATGATGGAACATACAGTTTCGTCGTATACCTATACACTGGTCGGACCGTATTATTATCATGATAATTCGGTCGGTCCAGTGCCGCCATCCGTCACTTTGGTTTCTGAAACCAAGCGTAGGATATCGGCCAGTCCTTATGGTTTTGGATTGACGCTCGGTGGACTTTCCACCTTGCAGAAGTCCATCCTTGGGGCACTGGGTTTTACCCGGTGGCTCAAGTGAGGTTGTTCTACTGCGTACCGCCAACATGGAGCTCTGCTCCTAGGAGTGATGCCTGTGTCGTTTTCCGACCCCTTGTCAATCACTGTCTCGAGTGTGACCACTCCCCTTCCGAGAGTCTTCTCGGAGGGTAGCGAGTCACATTACTCGAGCAGCGACGGGCTGATCGTCGTTACCGCCTCCCACGATGTGGGTAAGCGGGCACGGCGTATGCTCAGGGTCGACTTCTCGAAGTTGAGCCCGGATCCGTTTAAGCCCGATGAGAATGTTCGTCGATCCATGTCAAACTACATGGTCTTCGACATTCCCTCTGACGGCTTTTCGAATGCGGAAGCTCTCGCGGTGTACCAGGGCTTCAAAACCCTGATCACTGCGTCTTCGGACGCGTTGGTTACCAAGCTTCTTGGCGGCGAGTCCTAGCGGACTCTCTGCCTTTGCTTGATTCCAACGGTCGCCATAATGCTTGATGATGATGTCCCCGAAAGGAGCCATCACCACAGCCGTGTTGATCGTCGCCACGTTGGCTACGGTCGCCGGCACACTGACCCGCCTCAAGTGACTTTGAGCAAAAAGCTCTTGGTCATTTTGTTGGCTGTTGTCAATGTAGCGTATCTGGCAGGAGATGCCTTTCTGTCCGCAGTTCACAACTGCGGGCATTGAGGAAAACGTGGTCTTCTTCAACGTTCAAATCAATGAACGTCCTGACGGACGTTTCATTGTGATGTATCTCTTCATTCCTGAGGCCAAAAACCTCAGTCCTGCAGAGTATACAAATGTGAAGAGATTTCTTTCAGAGGCTAATAACCTCTGGAAGCTCTCAACACATTCGCTTGGTGAAGACGGCACCACGACATAGGCTATGGAATAGCCCACCCCCTAGCGATAGGAGGGGACTATGAAAAGCCTGATGTCACTCTGGTCTGTGACAGCCAATGAATTGGCTGTCAGATGCTGCACTAGCGCCACTCTCGACATAAGAACTGTCGGGAGACGCGTCGAACACGAGGGGCTATCGTTTCTTGCGATAACCCTGGCGAACTATGGAAAAGCTATCGAAAAATGGCTTGACCAAGGTTTCGTCGTCCCTTCGGACTGTCCTTCTTTTAAGAAGGACCGCCTTAGTGGTCTCCCCGTATTTCTACGAGGTTTCCTTGGACGTGTGTTCCACGCTCATAGCGGTGTGCTGCTGGATGATCCAGACATTGAAGCAATCTATGCTCTTCGCCAACTTACGTTGGGGTTTAGCAAGATCGCTCTCCCTCAAGAAGGTCCTGGCGGACCTTCTACGGGTGTGGTAACACCCCGTCGTGAGAGACGAGCAATGTCTGGTTTTGTCCAGTGTGAGCAGGATATCCGGAGATCTGACAAGCTGCTTGACCCTCAGTTTCTTGCTGAGTTCAAAAGTATGTCAGAATTGCTTTTCGGCGGAATGTTTGCCAAAGTAGATAGAGATGTCTACTGGCAGAGACTCCTTCCGAAGCATGGTCCAGGCGCTGTCGCTGATCGACTTAGCAGTAATGCTAAGTTCAGGATGCGTACCTGGACCTCTCGCCTTCAGCGAATTATGCCTGCTGAGGGCGTCCTTGTCCCAAATAGTCATTTTAATGACGAATTGAGCAAGGAGATAGATATCCTCGAACCTGGAGCTGAGATACCCGTTAGGGTAATACCAGTTCCTAAGACGTTGAAATCACCACGTATTATTGCGATTGAGCCCGCTGCCATGCAATATGTGCAGCAGGCCCTTCTCGGTTCAATACGTGATGCGATCAATGAGGATGACTTCCTCAATCGCATTGTCGGGCTCGATGACCAGACGCCTAATCAGCGTCTCGCCATGGAAGGGTCACTCAGCGGTGACCTTGCTACGCTAGATCTTAGCGAAGCTTCCGACCGTGTTTCTTATCAGCATGTACGGGCGATGATCGAAGACTACCCTGATTTGCTTCAGGCTGTCGACGCTTGTCGTTCCCGGAAGGCTGACGTACCTGGCCACGGAGTAATCCGGTTGGCCAAGTTCGCGTCTATGGGTTCAGCTCTCTGCTTTCCATTTGAGGCCATGGTCTTCTCGACCTTGATCTACTTGGGAATACAAAGAGAGCTCGGTACACCATTGACTCGGAAAGACCTTAAGGGTCTTTCCGGGAGGGTGCGTGTCTTTGGAGACGATTTGATCGTTCCCAAAGAATATGTGCTATCCGTCGTTGACGAACTACACCTTTTCGGGTATGTAGTTAACGCCAGCAAGTCTTTCTGGACCGGAAGGTTCAGAGAGTCTTGCGGCAAGGAGTATTTTGACGGTCATGACGTTTCCATTGTCAAGATACGTCAACAACTCCCTGCACGACGGACAGATGCTGATGGGGTTATTGCTGCCTTCGCTCTACGTAACCAGCTCTATTGGGCTGGTTTGTGGAAGTCGGCAGCTTGGATGGACGATTACCTGAAGCGCGTCGTTAAACACGTGCCTAACGTAACATCCACCTCCCCTTTGCAAGGCAGGGAATCTGCTCTCGGCTGGAAGGCCGAGCGCATTCACCCGGATTACCACAGCCCCCTAGTCAGGGGCTACTACGTGGTAGCCAAACCTCCTCGAGATCCTCTCGATGGGGTAGGCGCCTTGCACAAGTGTCTCCTTCGGACAGCTAAGAGGTCTAGGTTTGGGCTAAAACCCATTCCTGAACCTGCTGTTCCGATTGACGTTGCAAGCGTTGATACGGAGCACTTGGAGCGTTCTGGACGCCCCGAGCACGTCGGCATCAAGCTCGGGTGGAGAACCCCGTTTTAATTCGGGGTCT